CCAGTGGTGCCACTGAACAAAGCCATTTCACTGTCCACACTAGAAGACGGACCAGTCACGTCACCCGCACCGCCACCGGCAGGAGTTGCAAAGGTCAAAAGACCAGCGGTGGTAACGCCAGTTACGAATTGCCCCGTCGTGCCTGTGGCCGGAACAATACTCACAGAATCCGCTGAAGGTGCTGGACGGAAAATGCGAGTGGTGGACGGAGCGAAGGCACTGATATCAAAGAACATTAACTTCGTAGAATCCGTCGAATCAACGATGCCATCTACTCTCACAGGTGCCCAAGAAGCGGTGGTTCCATCGGTGGTGAGAAAATTGGTCGCGTGGCCAGCTTGTGGTGGTAGACCACCAGCAGCGGCGGTGAGGTCTACAAAAGATGTGCCGTCGTAGTAGTAGAGATTGTGGTCGGTGGAATTACCGTAGAGCCAACCCTCTACGGGACTTCCCGGCGCAGTAGATTGTGTTTTCAAAACAAGCGTGCCCGCACCCTTAATACGAAACTTCTCGGCTGGTGTCGTGCTTGCATTATCCAACAAGAAAACAAAGTCTGATACGTTAGAACTATGAGTTACGTTCGTCCACAACGACTGAATCTCGGCCATGCTGACGTCATTTGTAGTGGAATCTTCGGCGGTGAGTGAAATACTCGTGCCAAGACCAATCGCAGCTGCACCACCAGCAGTTTGATGTCCTAGGACCAAACCTTTCGCAACCTGATTCGTTGGATTGTCCGTGGCACCACCACGCAACACCGCCCAAGCACTAGTAAGGACGTTGGGAGATATTGTAAAATCAAACCCAGCAATACCGGAACCACCAGAGTTAGCATTATATGCCATACGAATAGTGGGACTACTCGAACTACTTCCCAATTCAAAGGCGGTAGGAGAAGTCCACCAGTGGGTTGAAGTAAGCTCGGCACCCGGCCCACTCAGTCCAATCCCAAAGTCCAACTGGTTCGAGGTGTTACAATACATACCAGTCAAAGGAAAGTTAATAAACGAATATCCCGGACCAGTAAAGTTCCCACCCTCTACCTGAATTTGGTTTCCATTATTATTGTCGATGGTGAATTTTATTTTATCAGAGAACCCACTTCCAGCTGTGCTACTTGCAAAAGTCAGAGCACTATTCACCTGTCCCGCTCCTTGCACCGGAACATTAGTCACCCGCCACGCGGTAGACTGAGAACCAGCAACCGAGTTAGTTTTCCAACCGTTGCCTTGAAAAACAAGACTAGGAGAATATTGTTGGTTCCCAGATGTAGCCGCGGTCGGATCAAGAAGAACTAAACTATTAGCAAAAGTGTTCACGGCCGGAGTTTGTTGCAAGGTTAGAACGTCATTCGATTTGGTGTAGGCAAAATTCGCATCACCACCAAACACGCCACCGTCATTAAACTGAACAAACGTATCCGACCCTCCCGGAGTCCCACCTCCTCCACCACCCGGTGGTGCTGCCCATGTCCCATCAGCACGAAGGAAATTTGTCGTCCCACCGCCAGAGGCAGGCGCAAGACCTTTGAGAGAAGAACTAAAAGGGTCGAGCATTGATGTAGCTTGAGTGCTCGTGATTTCTTCTGGGTCACCGCTACCAGATGTGATTCGACCTATAAAACGATTCGATGCACTCACATTCTGCATCTTCGCATACGTGACAGAGTCGTTGGCTATGGTAGTGGCGATAGCCGTAGTTCCCGTGCCCGTGACGTTGCCTGTAAGCGTGATTGGTTGGTTACTCGTGAGATACGTGGTGAGGTCGATGAAAAGGCTACCATTGCCGCTCCCGGTTTTGACGAAGCCATCAGACGTAAAATTCGTCAGTCGTGAGATCGTCAACACATCCGGCACCTGTGAATCGGTGAGAGTTTGGAATCCCGGTGCCGCGATCGAACCAGTGTTATTGCCGAAGACCGTATTTGCCGGTGCCGTGGCCGTCCCCGTTCCACCACGAGATACAGCGAGTTGACTAACCCATCCCACAGCGAGGTTGATAGGACTGAGGAGTGCCGTGCCCGACGTGCCAGTCAACGAGAGAGTAATGTTTGGGTCGTCGGTTGTAGTGAGTGACGAACCCGCAATAGAAATAACACCAGTCGTGGTGAGAGGGGAAGGCGATACTATGATCGGAGATGCAGCGGTGATGGAAGTTACGGTTCCGGTGCCACCAGCAGCTATCCAACCGGTGTCAAAGTTTGTGGCAGAGTTCTTAGAGAGGACCTGGCCTGTAGTTCCACCAGTCGGCAAACCCGCTTTGGTGGTAGGAACAGGATTGTTATACGTCGTAGAAAACGATCCTGTGCCTGTGCCCGTGATATCGTTGGTCAGAGTGATGGTCTGATTACCGGTGTTCGTTCCACTCAAATTCGTCGCCGTGATGTTACCAGCATCGTCGATGGTAGCGAGTGAGTTCTGGACGAGCTTGCCCGTAGTTCCATCAAACCTCGTGATCGCATTATCCGTCGAACTAGAAGGATTGCCGACGGAGTTAGTGACTTGAGCAGAGGTATAATCTCCGGTCTGAGCTATGACCGCACCAGTTCGCGTGAAGACCGACGTAACGCCTGTGCTTACACTTCCCCACACGGCATCGTAGTTCGCGGCAGAGTTCTTTTGGAGAACCTGTCCCGATGTGCCACCAGTCGGAAGGCCAGCTTTCGTCGTCGGGACGGGATTGTTATACGTCGTGGCGATGGTATCCGTCCCGGTGCCTGTAACATCACCCGTGAGGGTGATCGAAGCACCTGCGCCGATGCCTACAAGTGCCCAACCTGTGGCACCGGTGCCCGAGACCTTGATCCACAACTTGCCCGTCGTGTCAAGATACAAACTTCCTACAGAAGCGGTGATGAAACTCTCAGGCGTGCCGTTGCCACGTGTGATGAAGAAGTTCGCCGCACCATCAAGCACGAACGTGCCAACCGGAGGCTGACTTTTCTTCGTCGAATTGTTGACGGTTACGGTGGAAGTAGCAGGTGTAGGTGCCTGTGCGAAGAGCGTTCCAGCACAGAGTAACGAAATAAGGACATATTTAAGTTTCACCGGGATAGATAGCTAGGTATTCCGCACCGGCAGCACCAAGCACTTGCACAGTGTGGTATTTGTTCTGATCAGGGTTAAAAATCTGTAACTCCCCCGTTTCTTTTATCCGCATGAAACTGGTAGTGAACGGGAGTTCAAATTCGGGCGTGGAGGCTGGTCCTTGTGGACCCGGAGATATAATCTCCACAATATCCGTCGGACCTTCAACGAGGGTTTCAAGAACTGTATTAGAAAAAGAGGTTGCACTCATACAATATAAGTCACTATTCCGTGGGCACGTCTAAACCAAACACCGCTCACTTCTGGACTAGTTCCCACAGGAGTTCGGAGTTCTAAGACATACCATTGTGGGCGTGGATCAAAGTTGATAAAAGAAGAAGTTATGTGTGTCCAGATGTTAGGCGATACGTTGCCAAGCATGATTCCATTACCTCCGATCATAGGGTTCGTAACCTGATAAACAAACGCCGTTCGGTCGGTTTCCGTCGGCCACAACGTGAAGCGCGCATTGTATCCGTTGAGGTCGAATGTCGCACCACAACGTTCTCTCCAATTCAACTGGAGATCGAAATCGTCGAGTTGATAAAGTGTGATAGGATATACAACAGGGTTAATCATTTTGTTCGTGTTACGTGTGCGTCAATCTTATACGCATCCCACAACAAGAGGTCCCGCCACGCTTCATCTCGAAGGTCCTTCGGAGAAGAAACCACGTTGCCTTCCTGTCGTGGAACGAAAGTTTGGTAAATATGGTTGAGTTCCCAAATAATTGCCCACTGTAAGTATTCGTCGCCGTTAGAAAGAAAGTAGTCAAATTCTGCGTCATTCGTGAGATCACCAACAACATAATCCCGTAAGAAACCATTGCATTCCAGTTTCACCGTCACGAGGCCACAGCCGGGATTGTTGACGTTACATAAGTCTTCGGTCTCAGGAAAGAAATACAAAGTGTTTCCACGCTGAACGAGTTTCGTCCACGCTTTATTCGCTATGAACTGCGAATCCGAAGGATAACGATTACCAAAACCCATGTATTCGTCCAACTCAATATCCGAGCGTTCCCGTTCCTTCTCTATATCCGCCCGCGTGAAATCAATGGGAGACCAAATTCCATTCGCTCGCAAGACCGAAGCACCGATAACCTCCTTAATCTTCGCAAACACGCCCGAAGGTGAGATTCGTGCGAATGAAAGTTGACCTCCCAAAGCCCCGTCAACGTCTAGCTTCGCTGTGCAGCGAGAATCTTCAAACGTGTGAAGTTTCTCTCCGCGTTTCCGTGCGTTATTCGCAGCAACAAGAAAGAGATCAACTGAGTTCTGTGTTAAATCAGCCGGGACTTTCTGATGATACGACGCACAGACGTCTTTAAGCGTTGCTAGGTTCATTGACGGGGTTTGGTTAAGACACTAGTGACGACCCTGTGCACCAAGCTCGCCAAAAGCGGGCGTGGAGTTAATGGTGTCTTTGCCCACGACATTGGACTCGTTTAAGTCCACGGTCTCGTGTGCATCCGTGTCCAGCATGCTGGTGTTTTGAACGTCCTTGGCTTCACCCGAGGACGGACGCCAGTCATGCAGGTTTGGTGTGTATGGCATACTTTACCTCCTTTTTTCTTACTACATCGTTGTGCCTTCTACGGTCGTTCGCACAGTCGCCGTAACATCGGCTGGAACCATAGGAGCAGCTCCCGGTGACAACAGAAGCATACTCCCGTCGAATGATGGAACTCCAAGGTAAATGGCAGAGTTGTCATTCTTGACCACGGCGTCACAAGCCGTGATCTTCAGAAAGCCGAGAACAGACGCAAGGATTCGATTCGTGGTGCCACCTTGACCCGTTAGAGTCATGGTAACATCACGAACGAAGAAACGCCTGTTTCGGCCGTCCGACCATTCATCGTTGAATGTGACCGCGCTGCGAGCTAGGTCAGCCATATTATGCAGCCGCGGTTACGCCCTGAATATACATGCAGCTCTCAGGGAACCGCAGTTCAAGACCACACTCACTGATCCATTCATCCTTCCGCGAGTCACGATCGTTGGCCTGTCGACCCTTTAGAAACACCGTGTCGCTGTCCGACAGAGGACGATAGCGAAGATTGCCCAAGTCGAGGAAGAGTGCGTTACCCTGCAGACCAGGGTCTTCATCGAATAGTGGGTGAACCTTGTAGTGCACCGTCCCACGGAGCGTTGTGTGCGAGTGCACAATAAACTCCCAATTTCTCGTCTTCTCTTGAAGCGCAACCGTTCGAGTGATCTCGCGTTCGAACAGCTTGTTGACAACTTCCAAGAACGTGCCACCACAAAGGCAGAGTTTCTCATACGCCTTATCGTTCGTCTTACGGAAAAGACGAGAAATGAGCGTGCGATAAAAATCCGCACTCAGCGCGCCCGTGGACGTAAGATCAATGATTCTCTTGTTGTCATCAGTGTTCAGCGTAATCGCTGGAGCACCAGTGCCACCACGATAGATCGAGTTGACCTCTTCCCACTTGCCGAGATACCAGATGCAGCCGCCGGTAGTGGTTTCAGGAGTCACATCTCCGGTCTCAGCATCGGTCACGCCGACCGTGTGCTTCTCCCCAAAGATGAACGCCTTTTCCATTTCCACCATATGCCGCAAGCCGTTCTCCCACGCCATGTTCTTGTAAGGTCCGGATTTGTCATACAGCAAACCACCCTTCAGCGACGTGCGCGTCAGGTTGAACGCAGTCCGGAAGATCTGCGTGAAGTTTGTTGGATTGATTGGGAACTGAATGATGCCAGCTCCCGACTTTGCGCCTTCTGGATTCGCCGTGCCGATAATCGCAACGACCTTACTAGCCTGATTCCCCGTCTGGTTCTTCACGCCGGTCTGGGTGGTGTAAGGTCGGAACTGAATCGTCGTCGAATTGATGATCGCAGTTACCGTGCCACGGATAGTCACCGTGGTGGTTTGATTAGCTATCGTCCTAAACTCCGCCACATGCGTCGCCTTGAACTGGTCGGAACTACCTAGAATCGCCCGATACGTGGTATCAGCCGTCAGAGTAACACCGGTGCCGCCGTCGACCAACGCTGAACCATCACCATTCTGGAACACAATTCCAGAAGATGCTAGTGCGTCACGGAGAACAGGGAATCGACGTTCCCACCAACCGAACTCGGGTTTATCCGTGTCCTCAGATGGGAGCATCGACAACAGGCCCATTAAGGGCGCTGCACCCGTCGGAAACTGGTAAAAGATTTTCCGGCGAGAGTTCATCGACCTGTAAGAGCTTACAGAAGTCGATGATAGTATACCGAATGCCATGCTTGTCTCCTTATGTTATTCTGGTTGGCTGAAAGCTAAAGAGGACGACTACGCCGGTGCTTCCTCTTCCAACGAGTCGATATCGTTCTGTCGACCCGTTGGTTGAAGAGCATCGTGTGTCGAACCTTTTCCTGCCCCACCGCCACCGCCAGCGGATGTCCGCGGCAGCCTTGGTGGTTGACCAGGTTTTTTGGTTGTTTCTGGTTTCTTACCGGCGTCAAACTCAGGAAGGATTTCCTTAATTGAACCAGCGGCACCTTCAGCAAGTGCCTTAAAGTAATCGTCTTCGTCCGTGAATTCTTTGTTATCCAACGACCGCGCCGTAGCGTCAATAATTTTGGCGAAACGTTTATCGTCGAGACCGGGGTATTGGTCATAGAACCGACCCCTCGTAGCTTCGCGTTTTGCACCCTCGACGTAATCGAGGATTGGACGGTATTGTTCGTCAATAGACGAGCGCTCCATCGCAATGTAGTTGCGGGCCGCGGTAATGGCCTGTAGCATAAGACCGCGTTGGACACCCGCAAAAAGTTCCTTCGCCTGTGAGACTTCTTCGGCCGTGGCGTCCGGGTTCATCCGGAACCATTTGTGGAAGAACTCCTTGTTCCCGGCTTCGGGATCATAGACCTTCCAATACTCTGCGATCTGTTCTGGCGAGGGCGGTGGAGGTGTTGGCGGTCTTGGTTCTGTCAACCTCTGCACCGTGTCCGCGAGTTCCGTCATTGCGGAACGGAGATCATCGGGCTGTTGACCCTCGCCAGCAGGAGGCGTTTCGTCCTTCTGTGGCGCTGTCGGTGTTTCTTCTTGCACTGGAAGCTCATCCAGCACGTTGGTTTCTAATGTTGCATCTGATATATCACTCATTTGGTAACTCCTTTAGTTCTTGTGCTATTCGTTCTACGTTCTCGTCTATCAAAGACCGCATACGACGTAGACCGCGGAGATGACCAACTGCTTCAAAGTGCTTAAAGAAGGACTCAGCATCGGTAATCGGCACGTTACAAATCGTGTTAACCAGTGCCTCTTGTCCTTCTTCGTTGTCTTTGAGAATCTCACGCGAAATCGGATGGTCGAGGTATTGCTGGATAGCACGTTTCTCGCTTTCCAACCTTTGTCTATCAGCCGTTGTGTCCATAAGACAGACGTCTAAGTGCCAGTGGCCGGACTAGGCAGCGCAGTGATCTTGGGTGCGGGCGCAGGGACTGGAGGCACCACATCCGCAGGAGCACCGGTCGTTGCTACACTAGGCGGTTGCACTGGCGGGGTTAGGGCGGGCAGTCGCGCAGGCGTGACACCCCGCAAAAGGTATATTTGGGAGAACAGTTCTTTGATGAAACCAGGTCCGATACCGAGAATCTGTGCCACTTGAGGGTTGGAAAGGATCGTAACGAAGATTTCCTGCAAACTCTGTGCAAGGAACGCCTTCTCGGAAGGTGTAGTACCATCATACACAAAGAAATCCTCATTCTGCACGAGATCCTCTGGTGTGCTCTTGAACATAGAGAAGATTTCCTCGGTGGTGTAGGGCGCCTGTGTATCCGGGTTCAGTGGCCAATCCCGCCTACCCATAATGCGCTTGAACGTATCAATCACCATCTCTTGACGATTGTTGATCAAAAGCTGTTTACCAAGTGGCTCAAAGGCAGTATCCCAGACCGAACCGAGAGTAGTCTTGCCGCGACTAGACGCACCTTGCGCGACAACGCGGTCTTGTGTCGCCGACCTGCGGCCTTGGGAATACTGCCCTTGTAGTTGTGCCGAAAGACCTGATATTTTCTCTACCAGGTCAGAAATAGCGCTAACGTCCTGAAACGTCTGAACCGTCGTATCTTCGGTTTTGAACTGCTTAATGTAGCGATCCACGCCCGTTTGTGAAGCGTTGCGTTTGAGAAAGATATACGGGCTTCGGGATTCGAGTTGTTTGATGTCTACGCCCGCGGGGTCGACGATATACTTCGACTCCACCGAATTCTTCTGGCTTGCCATGTGAGCGTTGATCTTCCACGTGATGAGGGAAGTGAGTTGGTCACACACATCGGCCAGACTGCTCTTGCTGGACTCGTGTTGGTCGGGGATATACTGCGCAGCAACATACGGAAATTGGCAATGCAGATAGTATGCCTCCTCGAATCGGATGACCGTTTTATCGTTCGCATACCAACAAATGTAGCGCACGGGAAAGTCGATCGACGGGTCAAACCACGGAGTCTCGTTGTCACGAAAGTATTTCGGCGTGAGGTCGAAACAAACCTTGTTCACACAAACATCGCCGCTACGGACGAACGTGGTGCTGTGATCGGCGTTGCCCGTAACCTCTCCAAGATTCGGGTTCTCCCGCAACCCGCCCAGGTCCATTCTCGACCACTGACGGCGCCTCTTATATCCCTCGACGGAATATTTCGGGATCTTGTCAAGATTGAACAAGACCTCCTCGCCGTCTAGTGTAGTGGCCTGCGATTGCAAACTAGCATAAGCAAACATGTCCTCACAGCCACAGAACTCACCCTCTTGATAACGCGTAAGTGGAAGACGGGTGTCATACAGGAACTTATACGGTGACACAGGATAAATCTTATTCCCGACGAAGAACGGTAGTCGCTTAAACCCGTTCGCATACTCCGTCCGTGGTGTGCCAAACGCGCCCTCGACTGTGGTTTCGGACGGAACACGTATATTGCGATATTCTTCCTTGTAGCACACTTCGGCCGCACCACGGCCAAACCGTCCAATATCCAGAAAGAATTGCACAAGAAATGCCGTCCACTGATTCCGTCTCAGATCACGTTCGAGAATAAGTTCACTCGGTTCAAGAAGCACATCGTCCTCTTGACCCGTGGGTTCGAGTTCAAAGAATCTTCGATTCTGCGTCGTGGACATGATCGAGAACGCCACGAAAGTCATGACCTGTGAGAACGTCATCGGCACGATCAGCTTGGACAACTGGCCCTTTTTCATGGACTCCACGTCTTCCTTGTCGGGTTTATACTCCGACCGGAAGATCATATCGTTATGGTCCCACGTGGAGAAGTGGCGCGAGACCTCCTTGTAAGCGATCTTGTTCAGGCCCTTAACGTGCTTGAGAAGAGCCTCGTGCTCCTTCGAGGTCACGTCCATCACCTTGTCTCTGAACCCATCAAATGTCATTGAAATCTAAAATCACGACCTAGTTTGCGAATTGGTGGCGGTGCCTGATATGGTTGTCCTAAGTCGCTAAGTTGCTGTTGTTGGCCATAACCTCTTAACGAACTATCGAACGGTGGTGCCAATGTTGGACCATATAGTTGATGATACCTCTGAAGAGAAGCAACCCGTTCTTGTTCGGGAGTCATACCAAAAATATTTTGCCTTAGTTCTTCGAGTGTCATAACAAAAGACAGGGGCGGGGCTGTCCGCCCCAGTCAATTAAGCGGCCTTCTTCTTGTTGTCCTTCTCCTTCTCATCCATGTTCGCGACATGCATCGCGATGTTACCAGCCGGAGCCTTGCCCGCCGGTGTTGCAGGCGTGATGAACGGAGTATGCTTCGCCATGAGTTCCCTTACGGCACTCGCTGTCTGCACACCCATATCCGCACCCGCTGCCACGACTTGAAGGGTTGAAACACGGGCTTGCACCTCACGTAGGATAGAGCCAAGGTCTTCTGCCCCATACTCCGCCAGACGTTTCCGAAGGTCTTCCACAAAACCTCCGATCAGCTTCTCCCGTTTCTCGTTCTCCTTCTCATCTCGTTCTTTCTGCTCACGAGCGGCCTTTTCCTCTGGAGTCTCCTGCTTTGCAGGTTCCTCGGCTTTAGCCGCCGTTTTATGTTGATCTGCCATACTACTCCTTTCTGTTGTCTTTTCCTAAAAAATGGAATTTACGCCTTCATCCACTTGGATAACGTTTTCGAAAACGCTCAGAGAGACTACTTGTTGTGGTTGTAGTCTCGACAGCAAGTTCATCTGGACGAATGAAGGATGGTGACGCAAAACTTCTGGGTCGGATGGGAGCATAATCATTAACGGAAGCTGGCTCAATATAGGTGAGACCTTGAAGTGCGAGGCGGTAAAGATTCTCCATTGCATCGTCGTTCTCCTTCTTTGGTTTGTTGGTGTCTTCATCCCACACGTATCCACGAGCTATTTCGAAGAGGGTCCGGCGACAGGCGGCGTTGAAAGTGAGGATTGGGTTCCGAGCGCGGTCACGTGTCTTGAGCAGCTCTTTGACGGCGAGGATGCCGTTATACGGGTCTTTCGTCGCGGCCATAACGGGAAGACCAAGCCGTAAGAGTTCTTCCAATGGAGTGATGTCTGTGACACGATTTGGAGTGTCAGAAAGAGGATCAATAAGACCAGGAACAGTAGGTTCTCGAAGGTGAAGACTGAGACGAATCTCGGCCACAAGTTCGGACATAAGGCAAGAGACAAAAAGCTCAGCGAAGATGTAATGGTATTCGTTCGGTGACGTCGCGATGAACATGACATGGTGTGGCTTACGAGGATGGTAGTCAATCGCGAACCGAATACAGTAGTCCTGAGGAGGCTCAGACCAAGATTTCCATCCAAGCGGCGGGTCGCGATAAACATGTGTTTCCCACTGGAATTCTTTATACACGAGACCTGAATACGCCCGCGGAATACCGGAACGTCGTGTTTCCCGTTCCTCCTCGGAGTATTGGGACATGACGCGCTCGATTGCGTCGCGGGTGAGATAAGGGTTGTCATCGGTGGCGCCGGTTAGCATCCAGAAGTCACCATCGATGTGGACACCGATGTTGGCTTTGGTTTGTTCTTGGACGTCTGGGAGAAACATCTGGTCGATCCACGGTTCTTCGAGTGGTGTGCAAGTGAACCACACGCGCCCGTCACGGTCGATAAGTCCGCGAATGTTGGCTTTATACATTCCTTCTTCGGGCGGCTCGTCGTAATGGATCCAATCCCAATACGAAGTCTCTTGGCCGAGTGGGTTCTGTTTGAAAGATTTGACGGTGTCAAGGTGAATCGTTGATACTCCACCAGAAACGTGGCGAACCCGGATAAGGTCGATGGCACCAGAGTGGTTCTTTTCGTAACCGATGAGGTTGTCT